CGAAGGCATTCCTTGATTCAAAACGTGGCGGTGATGGATTGTTATCCGCAGAGGACACACAAACCTATGAAAAGATGGAAGCTGAAGTTGTTGCACTTGGTAAGGAAATAGAACGTTTGGAACGTCAGGCGGTTATTGACTTAGAACTTTCCAAAGCCACTAGTAGCCCTATTACAAACACACCGTCCAAACATGCTGAAGATAAGACAGGACGTGCGTCTGCAGAGTACAAGAAAGCATTCTGGAATGCTATGCGTACTCGTGCAGGGGAAGGCCTTGATGTAAACGTAAGAAATGCCCTTCAAATCGGTACAGACTCCGAGGGTGGTTATCTTGTGCCTGACGAGTTTGAACGTACCTTAGTAGAGGCTCTTGAGGAAGAGAACATTTTCCGTTCACTGGCCAATGTTATCAATACATCTTCTGGCGATAGGAAAATTCCTGTTGTAGCTACAAAAGGTACTGCTTCCTGGGTGGATGAAGAAGGCACTATCCCAGATAGCGATGATAGTTTCGGACAGGTTTCTATAGGAGCTTACAAACTCGCTACCATGATCAAAGTTTCCGAGGAACTTCTTAACGATTCTGTGTTCAATCTTGAAGCCTACATCTCTAAGGAGTTTGCAAGACGTATCGGTAACAAAGAGGAAGAAGCGTTCTTTACTGGTGATGGATCTGGAAAACCGACAGGTATACTTGCTTCTACAGGTGGTGCCCAAATTGGTGTGACTACTGCAGGTGCTACGGCAATTACTATGGACGAGGTACTTGATCTGTTCTATTCATTAAAGGCACCTTACCGTAATAAGGCTGTATTCGTTATGAACGACGCCACTGTAAAAGCAATCCGTAAACTAAAGGATGGTCAAGGACAGTACCTATGGCAACCTTCCTTACAGGCAGGTACACCGGATACTATCCTCAATCGACCATTGTATACTTCTGCATATATGCCAACTATTGCTGCAGCTGCAAAGAGTATCGCATTTGGTGATTTTAGTTATTACTGGGTAGCTGATCGTCAGGGTCGTGTATTTAAGAGACTTAATGAACTTTATGCTGTTACTGGCCAAGTAGGCTTTGTTGCTACTCAGCGTGTGGACGGCAAACTGATTCTGCCGGAGGCCATCAAGGTTCTCCAGCAAAAAGCGTAACGGAGGTGCGACATGGGTTACAACACAAAGAACTACACCGAACAAGGCGGTGAAAAAACCGTTATCGGCGGAACGTTGGAAATAAAGGAAGGAGCCTCGGTAACGGGGCTCTCCGCCAACCCGCTTCTCGTGGCAACTGAGGAAACTCTCGGCGGAGTAAAAGCCGCTGCCACCGGTGAGGACGATACCGTCGAAGTTAAAATCGGTGAAGACGGTAAGCTGTATGTGCAAGCACTTACTGCGGCAACATCTGAAGCATTAGGCGGTGTAATGGCCGAAGTTGCTGATGAAGGTGATACCGTCGAAGTTAAAATAGGTGAAGACAGCAAGCTATATGCCCCGGCATATCCTGCCGATGCTACAGATTCAGTCTCTGGGCTTGTGAAAATGGCTGCGAATCAAGCTGACAGCATTGCTGAGGATACAGCCGCACTTGTCACGGATTTCAATGCCCTACTCACAAAGCTAAAGGCAGCCGGACTAATGGCAGCAGACGAAGAATGACCGGAAGGAGGCGGACGGCATGACAACCGATAATCTTCTCCCCAAAGTAAAAGCGAACCTAATCCTGGCGCATGACGCGGACGATGGACTTCTGCTCCATTACATCAAAGCTGCCGTCTCCTACGCGGAGAGTTACCAGCATGTCACTGAGGGCTATTACACCGAAAACACTATGCCGCCCACCACCGAGCAGGCGGTTATTATGCTGTCATCCCACTTCTATGAAAGCCGGGATGGCAGCACCGGTGGCTTCTTCGCAGATAATGTGCAGGCTGGCCAGCAGGTTTGGAACACGGTTAATTTGCTATTGAGGATTGATCGGGATTGGAAGGTGTGAGCATGAGCTTTGGGAAGATGAATTCTTTTATACAGCTTAAAATTGAGGACGAGGTTGAAGACGAGGATGGCTACTCAACGATTGAGGAAGTGACGATAGCTTCTGTGAGAGCCTATCGGGAGGAGCGGCATGCCAGTAAATACTGGGCAAATCGTGCTTTGTACACAGAGGCGACAAATCTATTTTGCTTTCGCCGTATCCCGGGCGTGACGGTTACAACGGCCACCTTGCTTTTTTGTGGAAACAGGCGTTTTGAAATCATGTCTGTGGAGGACGTGAAAGGCAGGGGGATGTACATCGAAGTCCTTGCCAGAGAGAAAAAGATCGGCCCCTAAGGAATATGGAGGTTTTGCAATGAAAGATATTTGGAATGCATCCCAGCTTGCCATCACCGCCATAGGCGGCTGGTTAGGTTGGGTTCTGGGTGGCTGGGATGGCTTTTTATATGCCCTAGTCACCTTTGTGCTTACGGATTACCTGACGGGGCTGATGGCGGCAGCTGTGGAGAAAAAGCTATCCAGCGAGATTGGCTTTAAGGGCATCTTCAGGAAGGTGCTCATTTTTATGCTCGTCGGAATAGGACACATTCTCGATGCAAGGGTCATAGGGGATGGCAGCGTGCTTCGAACTGCTGTCATCTTCTTTTACATCTCCAACGAGGGTATCAGCATTATTGAGAACGCAGGTAGGATTGGACTTCCCATTCCGCAGAAGCTCAAGGCTATTTTAGAACAGTTGAAAACAAAGGGGGACGAGTAAATGAATCTGCACATGCTCATTTTAACAGAGAATGCCTGCTTTAAGGCAGGAAAGACCATCACACCGAAAGGTATCATGGTGCACTCCACCGGAGCGAACAATCCGAATCTGAAACGCTACGTGGGTCCGGATGATGGACTGCTCGGAAAAAACCAGTACAACAACCACTGGAATCAGGATAAACCGGGCGGCCGTCAGGTCTGTGTTCATGCCTTCATCGGCAAGCTGGCTGATGGCAGCATTGCTACCTACCAGACCCTACCGTGGACTATGCGAGGTTGGCATGGCGGCTCTGGTTCAAAAGGCTCGGTCAACGATACTCATATCAGTTTTGAAATTTGTGAAGATGGACTGACCGATGCCGCCTACTTCAATGCTGTGTATAAAGAAGCAACTGAATTATGCGCCTATCTTTGCAAAGAGTACAAGCTCGACCCAATGGCAGATGGCGTGATCATTGGGCATTACGAAGGGCATAAGCGCGGTATCGCCAGTAACCATGCCGACCCCGGGCACTGGTTTCCTAAACACGGGAAGTCAATGGATACTTTCCGTGCCGAAGTTAAAAGGCTTCTTACGGCAACTGAAACACCTGCTTCAACCGAGCCGAAAAAGCTTTATCGTGTTCAAGTCGGTGCATACTCTGTCAAAGCGAATGCAGACGCCATGCTTAAAAGAGTTAAGGCGGCAGGATTTAAGGATGCTTTCATTAAATATTCG